TCAATGGAGCCGCCTGACCACACCAAGTTGAAGAGGCGTTCTAGGGTCAGCTCGTCCATGTCAAAACGGACCCGTCGCTGGACGCCATCCACGGGATCGTTGTATAGGAATGAATCCCATTTCCCCTTGTGTGTCTCAAAGAAGGTGACCAGCGTGATCAACTCGTCCACCAGCGTGTTCACCGAAAAACCGCTCTGCCGGACGAAGTTCAAATTGAGCTGGTAGCTGTATCGCGGGGTGCTCCAGAGCCCCGCCCGTAGTTCCTTCCCGCTCGCGGCAGACTGCACGATGGTGCTGTAGATCTCCTTGCGGGTGACCTTGATGTCGAAGCCCATGAGGGTGTCAGGGAATACGAGGTTCGACATCAGATCCTCCCGTTCCGTCCGCCTTCGCGGAAGATGCGGAAGAGGCTGTCCTGATGCTTCGTGAGGACCCGGTGAACGTCCTGCCCGTCCATGGCGTGGATGGTGATGCTGACGCTCCGCCTTTCGCCCCCCTGATCCCCACCGGAGGCCATGCTGCGGACGCTCTCGGCGAGGTTGGCAGGGAGGACCATCTCGTTCTTGTGAATCATCGCCAGCGTGTCCTGTGGAACCCGGTCCCAGCCACCCTCTGCCGAGGCCAGCCCTGCCATCGCCAGTCCTTCGGCGTAGGCCGCCTCGCCGACACCGGGAGCCATCGCCCAGCCGACCATCGGGATTTCGGCAACGGATGCCATGGCGTTCACGGCGTAAAGAGCGGCGGCGCTCTGAGCCTCGTCCACATTGCCTGTCTTGTTCATGGCCAGGCTGGTGGCCCACCTGGTGGCCTCCTCGATACCCCACCGCACGAAGAAGCTGATGATGCCGCTGAGAGCCTGGTCAGTGACGGCCTTGAATGCGTTGCCCCAGGTCATCGTGCCCTTGACCAGGCCCTGGATGGCGCTGTCGAAACCGCCCGTCATGGAGCTGAAGAATGAGGTCCATCGCGCCCGGGACTTGTCGAGGGCGTCGGCTTCGATCTTCCCCATGTCTAGGTGGGCCTTGCGCGTCAGGGCGTCCTTCTGGTTCTGAATCTTGGTCCAGGCCACCAGGTCATCCTTCGCGGCCTTCTGCTCGGCATCGAGGGCGTCCAGTTGTGCCCGCAGCTCCTGGGCGATCCCAGCCTTCTTCATGGCGACCCACTGCGCCTCATTGATCCGGCCATAAGCCAGGTCCTGGTCCAGGGCCCGGCCCTTCTCTTCGAGGATGGCCTTCTGTGTGGCGATCTGATCGACTGCCACCACATGCGCCAGCGCTGCGTCTTGGGCCGCGTACTTCGCTGTGGTCTTGGCCTGCTCTGCTTCCGCCTTTTCCTTCTCCGCTGTCTCCTTGCCGATCAACTTGGTGATTTCGTCCCACACCTGGGCATATTCGGCGGTTCCCTTCTTCGCCAGGGACACCTTGGACCGCCAGAAGCTCAGCTCCTCGCTGTTGGACATGCTCTCGGTGCCCTGATAGGCCGCCTCCACTGCGGCTCGCATCTGGGCCAGCTGGTCCTTCCATTCCTTCATCTGGCCGTCGCCCGCACCCTTGCCGTTGAACTTCCCGCCCCCCTTGGGGCCCGCCCCGCCTTCGCCCTTGTCGGGAGACATGACCTTCGCCTCAGCCAGGTCCATCTGGGCCTTGGTCAATTGGATCGAATCATTCAGCGCCAGCCATTCATCCTTCGCGGCGATGGCATTGTTCTTGATGATCGACATGGCCTCAGTGAAATGCCCGGAGGCCGCCGCCTTCAGCGCGGCGAATCCCGCCACCCCGGCGTTCTCGATCACCCTAAAACTGGCACCTGCTTCCAGGCCTGCCACTTTGAAAACGGCTCCCGTCTCAATCAGGATCAGGCGCAGGCCCCTCGCGCTGTCCTCTACCTTGCGCACGGCTGCGGGGAGGATGTCACCAAACTCCTGGGCCAACTCCGTCAGTGTCGGGATGATCTCCGCCCCGATCCTGGTCTTCAGCGCCGTCATGCCGGTGTCGATCCCGCCCATGGCATGCTGGAACTCCTCCATGGCCAGGACGTTGGATTCCCCGACCTCCAGGCCGTAGGCGGCTGCTGCACTTTTCCCTGCCTCCAGGTTGCTGAGGAACCGCTCCATGTCGGGGCCTGCCTGTACACCCGCCCGGCCCAGGGCCAGCATGAGCAGCTGGTTCCGATCCATCGCCGTGGACATGCCATCGGCGGCTTTCATCACGTTCTTCAGATAGTCCTGGAAGGGCAGCAGGTTCCCGCTGGCGTCCCGCGTGGCAATCCCATTGGCCCGGATCTGCTCCTCGTTGGACTTCAGCGCCCGCGTGGCGCCTCGCACCCAGCCTTCCAGCTCGGCGATGTTGTTCCCGGACATCTTCGCCGCGGCGGACATGCCGTTCAATTCTTCGTAGGAGATGCCCGTCTCATAGCTGAGCTTGTGGAAGCTCTCGGACAGCTCCAGCGTCTCCCGGACGGCATCCTTGACGAAGTCTATCGACTCCTTCAGTGCCTCGAACGCTAGCCCCGCAGCGCCGATGGCAAGGGAGGCGATGCCGAACTTCTCGAACGACTCGATCATCGAGCCGAGGTCGCCCTTCATCCCGGCGACGGCAGTCTCCGTGTGCTCCTGGGCATCCTTCATCCCCTGGATCAGCGCCTTCACATCGGCGGTGATCTTTACTGATATTTCCTGATTGTCTGCCACGCTATCTCCCGTTGACCTGGGCGGCCCATGCCGCAAGCTCGTCTTGACTCATAGGCCGAGCTTCCTCGGGTTCTTTGGCCTCATAGCCCATGTAGCCCTTCACCAGGAGGTGTAGAGGCGGGTTGTCCCGCCAGTAATCGAGGAGGTCCGCAATTTCTGGCCACGGAGTGGAATCCAGTTGGTGGATGGTCCACCCCGTGGTCGTGACGATGAGCCCTGTGAGACGGCTCCAGTTCAGGGGTTCGTCTGAGCTGGAGCGGCGGCTTCCGGGCGAGAGAACGTTGCCTTGTATACCGCGAAGGCGGCGGCATCCAAGACCCCAGGGGCGACACCGTCGAAGTCCTCGTCGGTAGCCTCCGGGTAGGCCAGCTTGAGGAATCTGATCGAGCGGTCGGTGAGATCGAGCCGGGATAGCCCTTCGGTGGATTCCGTGAGGGCATCCACGATGGGCTTGTTCCTTTTGATGACGCCGTAGGTGAGGGATGGGATCTTGGACAGGTCCATGGTTTAATTCCCTGTGTAGGCGGACATGATGTTGCCCGCACCGTCAGCGATGGCTTCGAAGTCAATGCTCTTCTCGAAGAAGTCGTTGTTCTTGAAGGCGAAGCTGAGCTTCGGGATGACCACCATGGGCAGGTAAAGCCCGGAGCTGTTCGCCCCGCCACCGATGGCCTGGTAGTTGTTGTAGAGCTTCAGACTGAAGGCGGTGTTGGTGCCCATCATCTGGTTGGTGAGCGCGATGGTCGTGCCCACGGCGGCAGAGGTCTTGTCGTAGCTGATGCTCATGACATGGTTGGTATCAGTAGCCGCGAAGGTGTAGACGCCCGCAGCCACGGAATACTGGCCCGTCGCAGGGGCGCTCGCCACGCGCGTGAGGAACTTCTGCGCGGTTACATCAAACACGGCCAGGTCGGAGAGCCAGGTGGCGGAACCCGCCACGGTGATCTGATAGGGGGTGCCGGGGACCGTGCCGGATTCACCGAAGACCCCAACCTTCGAGCCGACCGTGGTCGTGCTGCCGGAGAGGATGGCCGAAATGAGGCCGCCCGCGAAGTAGCCGGACTTGGCCTTGCCGCTGAGTTTGCCTTCGCCCTTCGCCGTGTCCACGGGGAACTGAAGGTTCCCGATGAGGTCCTTCTTGGTGTAGCTGATGTCCAGGCTGATATCCTTGAGGACGGCGACCTGGATGGGCGTGACGACGCCCGCGGTAGTGGGGGTGAGGACCAGGAGGCCCGTCCCGAAAAGAGGCTGTGCCATGTTGTTCTCCGAGGGGGCCGTTTCAAAGCGGCCAAAGGAGGTTGAGGGGAATTAGAAGAGTCGCTTCAGGCGGGCCTTCAGCGCCTCCTTCTCTGCGTGAAGGTAGTTGTGGATGGGGGTCTCGACCTTGGACGAGACGTTGATGAGGATGTTCTGCCAGAAGGCCTCAATCTCGGCCTCCCATGCAGGAATGGCGGCAGGAGGCGCGGGCTCCGGCGCGGCTTCTGGTGTCGGATCTTCGGGTTCTTCAAGCATGGGGAGTCTCCTATCGCTCGGCGGCGATGATGGTGACGGGGAGGATGACGATGCAGTGCTGGCCCTGGTTGCCCTCGAAGACCTCGACCTTGCCGCTCACGAAAACACTGTGAGCCAGCCCGCCGAGGGTTTGCCTTGCGCCAGGGATGCTGGGCCAGATCGCGGCCCGGACGGTGTCCAGCAGGTCGTTGGCTGCGCTGACGGGCACGGCGTTGGGATCGCTGCCCGTGTTCGTGTAGATCAGGAGATTGACCGGCATGGTGATCTTGGCCCCGCCGCCATCGCCTTCATTGATGATTTCGATGTCACCCTGGTCCATCATCAGCGCGGGGAACTGCCCGTCGGAAAGGTTGGTGGGCACGACAGGACGCCGGGTGGTGTAGTTGAATGCCGGGAGCGCGGAGACGATGCTCCAGAGCGCGGCATAGATGGGTTCCAGTGCGCTCATTCGCGCACCGCCTTGGCGACCGAGGACTGAAGATCAGCGATAATGTCAGACCGAAGTTCTCTCAATGCCGCTCGAAGATAGGACCGCTCTTTGATGTTCATCTGCATGGGGTGGGTTCCTACCATGATCTGGCGCGGATTCGCCACCGGGCGGCCCCAGGCCACGCGCATCATACGGAGATGGGCCGGGACAGTGACCGTGCCATGGAAGCCGAACTCATGGGCGGCGGCATAGGTGAGCTTGATGCCCACCGTTCCGACGATCACGGTCCCCGAGCCTGTCACCTTGGGATTGATTGCCCTTCGGAGCGTTCCGGGGTGCTTGTCCCCCCTGGTAGGTGACCCAACCGGAGCCTTTTCTTTCGCCAGCCGATTCACCTTCATCGTCGAACGGGTAATGGATGACTTCGCGGCGGCGGTCCCTTTCGGTCCCATGCCACGGAGTGTCGCGACGATCTTCTGATCCCCAAGGAACTGAACATCGAGGCTCATAGCGGCACCACGCTCTTGTACTGCTGCATCAGCGCCTTCGTGCCAGGCGTGAAGTCTCGCTCGGAGAAGCTGATGTGCTCAGGCCCCATGCCCGTGCCGGTCTGCCCGATGTGGCTCTTGGCGCGGTACTGGTATGCCGCCTGCTCGATGCAGGCCTGGGCCAGGTCGGCGGGGATGGTGGCGTAGCCTGCGGTGTAGGCCACCTGGACATTGCGGCGGCCCTGGGTGAAGCGGCTGCCGATGAGATAGACCGCCGTGTCACTGAACACGAAGCCCGGCTGGATCCCATCTGGAGACGGAAGAACCGCCTGCCCGTTCACCGTTACGCTGGTGACCGCCGTCACGGGCTTGTAGGCCAGCGAAAGCGTATCGGAGCCGTTGCCGTCCCGTGTGTCTGTGTAGGACGCCTGGGGGATGGTGCGGTTCATCCAGTTCTGCATGGTGACGCTGACGGCCGTCAGAAGGCGCTGGAGCAGGACATCATCCGTAGAGGTGGAGATGTTGAGCCAGGCCTTCAGGTCAGCCAGCATGCAGAGATCAGCGGGGGAGGCGGACATGGGCTACTCGGCGGCGATGTAACCGTGGGATTCAATGAGGACGCCGCAGAGGCTCGAAGGCACCTCAAGGAATCCATCAGCAGGGGCGTATTCGATGCCATCGAGCGTGCAGGGCCCGGCACCATCAGGAGCCAGGAGGAGCACATTGCCCTCGGCGACCTTGGGAAGTGATTTGTCTTTTGCCATGTGGTTCTCCAGGAAGGCCCCAAGCCCGGGGCCCCGAAGGACCCCAGGCGAGAGGCTAGTGCCTAACCGTTCGCGATATTTGAAATAACGCCGATGCCGAAAGGCGCATAGACGACGAGGGTTTCCTCGACGTAGACGCCCACGTCGCGGCTGCGGGTCACCTGGGGCCAGAAGGTCTGGCGGTAATCCTTGCGGACACGAATCTCGGCGACGTTGGGCACCTCGGAGTTCTGGAACTGGGCGGGAAGGTTCTCGCACAGCGCCAGGATCGTGCCTGCGGGGAGGTAGGGGTGGAGGACGATGGGGATGACCACGCCACCCTGACCAGCGGTGAACGGGTTGAAGTAGCCGGTCACATAGCCATTGCCGGTCACGGCATAGGGCTCGCTCTGGTTCGCCGCGAAGATCGGCGAGGTGTTGGAGTTCATCACTTTGTTGGTGATGTTCTGCATCTCCTGGCTGTTGACGAAGATCACCGTGGGGCTCAGGCGGGAGTTGTCCCACATGGACTTCAGCATCACGTCGATCTCAGTCACGTTCCGGCGGCCACCGGCGGTCAAGGGGGTGCCGACCCCGGACACGCCGGTCGCCATGACCTTGGTGTAGGCGATGCCGCCGCTGTTGAAGGCGGTGGTCAGCAGGCCGTCGAAGGCGTAGTTGGCGTTCTTGGAGCAGTCCGCGGCGACAGCCGAGTAGAGCTGGCCGGTGCCCGCGAGAGCCGTGGAGAAGTCGAGGCTGTTGATGGTGGTGATGGCCTCGAGCTTGGCGGCACCGGCGGCACCGATGTACCAGGCATAGGCCACAGCGCCGGTGATGGGCGCGACGCTGGCAAGGAGGTGCTGGCCCAGGGTGATGGCCTGGGTGGCGGTGGCAGAGCGCATGCTGGAGCCGCCGTTGAGGTTGAAGCTCTTGTTGTCAGCGCCGGTGACAGCCACGACCTGCTGCACTCCGCCGGAGAGACTGGCCGCGAGGTAGCCCTCCATGGTGAGCGCGACGCAGACCACGTCGTAGGTCAGGGACGGAAGCGTGCCACCGGAGCCAGAGGCCGATGTCGTGACGGTGCCGACCGTGCCCAGGGCCAGGGAGGCGTTGCCAGCGAGGAGGGCGTATTCCTCCTTGGTCATCGTGCCCTGCATCAGTCGGGAAGCGAGACCCGCCTGCGCATCAGTGAAGCCTTCGGCGGCGTTGATCGCCTCCTCGGTGATGCTGTCTTCCTCACCCAGCGTCACGTAGTTCGCGGACTTCACGGCGGTGGCGTAGCTCATCCGGGCCGAGCGCTGACCTTCAGGCACCCAGGGCATGGACTTCACGCCGGAGCCGGTGATGGCCGTGACGGCCTTCCAGTTGGTGGCGATGCCGCCATTGCCGGGGACACGCTTAAGGCGGGCGCGGATGGGCGCCAGGAAGGCGTAGAGATTCTTTTCAGGGGCCTGAAGCTCGTAGTTGACGAGGCCGGTGGAGGTGCTGATGGTCTTCTGGAGGTCGTTGACGGCGCTCTCACCCATCATGGCCTTTTGCAGGGCCAGGGTTTCAGTAACGGAAGGGGTCATTTGATGCTCCGGGCGGGTTCGATCCCGCAAAGGAGGTTTTTTGGGGGAGGGCGCCCTATTCGGGTTTGTGCCCGTACTTGTGGATGAACTTCGTGGCGAGGAGGAAACGCTCCTCCGGGTTGGTGGTGGACTGGTACTTCTTCAGGTCCTCGGCTTTGGCGTCCTCGGCATGCTTGGCGAACATCTCGGACTGCTTGTCCGGGTTGAAGACAACGGCGACACCCTTGGTTGCTTCGGGCAGGGCCTCCAGTTCCTGCACGCGTTTGGTGAGGGTCTCGTTCTCGGTGGTGAGCTTGGTGATGGTCTCGGTGGCCTTGGCCAGGTCATCCGCCAGGCCCTGGGCTTTGGCAATCTCGGCTTGGAACTCGGGAAGGTCGGCCACGTTCACTTGGACCGTGAGGCCCTTGGCGGCCTTGTCTGCTTCTGTCTCGTCGTCCTGGATATTGCCGGGCTTATCGAAGCCGAGGTCAGCCATGGCCTTGTGGCAGTCACCGATCATCCCGTGGACTTTGCCCAGGGCTTCGGCGGTGGCCTTGCTGAACTTGGCCCCCTTCTTTTCGAGGTCGCCAGCCTTCGCAGCCATCTCGAGGGTGCTCATGGGCTCCGGCTTCGGCAGCGTGGCGATGAGCTCAGCCACCTCCTCGGCGGTCATGGCCTGCAAGAGGCCCAGGCCGTCCACCACCCACTGCCCGAAGGCTTCGGGGATGGGGCTGGCATCGCCTTCGTATTCGGCTTCGTCCTCGGTTCCCTGAGCCATCCAGGCGAGGGACTGGAGGACGCTGGCGAAGTCTGCCACGGCCCAGAGGCCCTTGCGGAGGGTTCCAAGGGTGGACTCATCGCCTTCCACCTTGCCCATGCTGAACACGGCCTCGGGATTGGCGGGGCGGTCCACCAGGCTAACCTCCAC